AAATTACACACGAAAATGATGCAGTGCATGGAATATTTGGAGACCATAATATAAGAAATAAATTAGAAGCACAAAAAGAAGATTTTTATGAAATCTTAGGAAATTATACCTGTGATAGAATCAAAAATGAATACAAATGGTTTTATGATTACTTTAATTATCAATAAAATACATTTTCAGATATTTAATAAATATATATAATCAACAACGGAGTTTAAAATGGCTAAAGAAATAAAATTTACAGATGAAGAACTAAAATCACTATCTGATTTAGCGCAAGGTTATCAAACAACCCAAGCAGCTTTCGGGCAACTTAGAGTTCAAAAAATACTTTTGTCTCAACAAAAAGATGCTTTGGAAGAAGCTGAAGTTAAATTAGAATCAGACTATATTCAACTTCAAGAAAATGAACAGAAGATAGTAAAAGAACTAAACGATAAATATGGGCCTGGACAATTAGACCCACAGACAGGAGTGTTCACTCCAACAGAAGTGATTGAAGAAAAAGCTGAAGAAAGTTAAATAAATCCTTACCTCAGCGTATTTTGAGAATTTTCTTTATATTTATATATAATCAATAATTTTAATTTAGGAGAGAAAAAATGGCAGAAAGAATCGTCAGTCCTGGCGTCTTTACAAGAGAAAGGGATTTATCTTTCTTACCAGTTGGTATCGGTGAAATCGGTGCGGCAATAGTAGGACCAACACTAAAAGGTCCTTCATTTGTTCCAACTGTTGTAAGAAGTTTTCAAGAATTCGAAACTATATTCGGAAGTTATTCCGAAGATTACTATACTTCATTTACAGTTAGAGAGTATTTAAGGTCTGCTGGTTCAGTAACCATAGTTAAGGTAGGTGCTATCGGTGGTTACAGTGCTGGTTCAGTAAACTTAGTTGTCAGTGGTTCCACTGCTACAGCTGCTGCAGCCAGTTTTCCCGACACAGTTGTGGCTACGTTTGCTCCCTCAGCACTGAATAATAGTGGATTAGGTTCGATTAGTGGTTCAGTCGGTGGTGCACTAACTGCTAACTCATTTACACTAAATATTGCGGGTACAAATGCTACCGCTAGTTTAACAGAACAATCTATAATAGAAGGTGGTACGGGTGCTTTATTTTCAGATGCAGTAGGCTCTGAACCTCTACAACCATCCATTGGTTCTACAGCTGCACCTGCTTATCTTTATAAACACTTCAAATCTTCGATTAGTGCTTCTAAAGCAAATGGATACATAGCTGGAGCTTCTTCAGTAGTGAGTCTTGAATTACAATCGAGCGGTTTGGATTTTGGTGGTGGCTCAACTTCAGTTAATGAGACAACTTATGAAACTACAATTAATGGAAACAAAGATTCACAAGCTGCACGCACACCTTACATTCAATCACAAAAAGTTGGTGGTAGTGTAACTAATTTGTTTAGAGTTTATCAAAGAGTGGATGGTGCTGCATCTAATTTAGCTTATGTTGTGGTTAGAGATATTAAAAGACCACAAAATTCTAATTCAAGTGCTGACTTTGCTCAGTTTACATTAGCATTACACGATCCTGGTACTGGTGATGCATTAGAGAGTTACAACAATTTAAACTTAGACCCTGCTTCTCCTAACTTTGTTGCAAAAGTAATTGGAGATCAGTTTCAAACCGTAACTGAAGCCGGTGAAGTTGTGACGCATGGTGAGTATGCTAATAGGTCAGAGAGAATCCGAATTGGTGACTATGATGAAAAAACATTCTCTGGCGCACCAGCATTACAACCTATGGGATTTGCTGCTGTGTTAGAACCTATCGTTGCTACAGCTGCTGTTCCTACTGGTTCTTTTAATCATGAACAAATAGGAAAAGTCGCAAATGCTTACAATGAAGCCGTACCATATGGTTGGAAAATTAGTCCAAAATATCACGCATTAGAAGAATTGGATACGAATCTTGAATATCACTCAGCTATTCCAAATGGTGCTAACAGTGGTAATAATGTTGCATTCTCATTAGAAGATATGCAGGGATTTGGTTTAGACGGTTCGATAGAAGATCAGGAATTTACTAATTTCGTAACCAGAGGGGCAGTTGCTGACACTCCAAATGGAGCTACGTTGACTATTTCATCATCACAGCAACAGTTGATATTTGCAGTTCCGTTTCAACAGGGTTTTGATGGTGAGAATCCTTCAATAGAACCAAAGACAGGCGGTGATATCACTGCTGGTAATGTGATGGGCTTTGATTGTTCAACATCAACATCAAGCGGTTCTGTTGCTTACAAAAGAGCTATTGATACTGTAAGTAATCCTGATGAAATTGATATCAATATGTTAGTTACGCCAGGAGTTATTCATAGTTTACATCCTGTAGTAACTAATCATGCGATGGACAAAGTAGAAGCCCGTGCTGATTGTTTTTACGTTATGGATACAGCAGCTTGGGGCGACAATGTTGCCACAGCAGTTGATAATGTGAAAACATTAGATACAAACTTTGTTGCTACTTACTATCCTTGGGTAAAGATAGATAATCCTGATACAGGTAAAGGTATTTGGGTTCCACCATCAGTTCTGATTCCTGGTGTGATTGCTTTCACAGACAGTGTGGCTCATGAATGGTTCGCACCTGCTGGACTGAATCGTGGTGGATTAAGTTCTGCTAGAATAGCAAAGAAAAAACTAACCCATACAGACAGAGATACATTGTATGAAGCTCGTATTAATCCAATTGCAACATTTCCTGGTCAAGGAGTGGTTGTGTTTGGACAAAAAACACTACAGGCTAAACCATCTGCTTTAGATAGAATCAATGTAAGAAGATTACTGATTAGATTGAAGAAGTTTATTGCTTCATCAAGCAGATTCTTAGTATTTGAACAAAATGATTCGTCTACGAGAGCTAGATTCCTAAATATTGTGAATCCGTTCTTAGAATCAGTTCAGGCTAATAGTGGATTAAGTGCTTTTAGAGTTGTAATGGATGATTCCAACAATACACCTGATGTCATTGACAGAAATCAGTTGGTTGGGCAGATATTCATTCAACCTACAAGAACTGCTGAGTTCATTGTATTGGACTTTACAGTATTACCTACTGGTGCTGCATTTCCTGAGTAATTAGGAACTGTTAAGATTAAAGGGGAGTAATTTTTGCTCCCCTTTTTTTTTATTCAAAAAACTGTAAAAAAACTATGAAATATTTGGTGTATCTTTTGTATCGATTTTTTGTTTTGTTTATATTTATATATGAGAATTAAAATATTAATAGGAGAACTGAAATGCCAGAGTTAATAGATCCTTCAGAAATAATGTTCACTCCGTTTGAACCAAAAACGAAGAATCGTTTCATTATGTATATTGAAGGAATACCCGCATATCTGATAAGAGCAGTCGCTAGACCACAAATTACATTTGAAGAAATTGTTTTAGACCATATCAATGTTAAAAGATATGTTAAAGGTAAAGGTGAATGGCAACCACTACAGATTACATTATATGACCCAATTGTTCCATCTGGTGCACAAGCAGTGATGGAATGGGTTCGTTTACACAAAGAATCTGTTACTGGTAGAGATGGGTATTCAGACTTCTATAAAAAAGATGTTACATTTAATGTTTTAGGTCCTGTTGGAGACAAAGTTGAAGAGTGGACACTCAAAGGTTCATATATTGCCGATGCAAACTTTGGTGAAATGGATTGGTCTTCTAATGAACCTACAGATATTACATTAACATTACGTTACGATTACGCAATCCTACAATTCTAAGGAGTTTATATGAGTTTTTTAACAGAAATGTTATCAAGCGATGCCAAAATATCGTCTAAGAGGACAGTTGGTTTCGCAGCATTTTTTATGTTGATATGTAGTTGGGGTGCCGATACCTTTACTGCATTTGAGGTTAAGGATAAAATACTTGAATGTTTTATGTATATCTCAGTAGTTGGACTTGGAGTCACAGCTGCAGAAAAATTTGGTAAAAAATAGTTATAGTTCAAATTAATTAATAGGAGTCAATTATGGCAGAAGTTAAATTCCCTACGGAAGTAGTGGATCTGCCGTCAAAGGGTTTACTTTATCCAAAGGACAGCCCTCTATCTTCAGGACAAGTAGAAGTAAAGTATATGACGGCCCGAGAAGAAGATATTCTCACATCCGCTAATTTAATAAAAAAAGGTTTAGTTGTTGAAAAACTTTTAGAATCTCTGATTGTTGATAAATCAGTAAAAGTAGATGATTTGCTCATAGGAGATAAAAATGCTATACTAATAGCTGCGAGAATCTTAGCATATGGAAAGGAATACGAAGTAGAGATTGGTGGACAAAAAGTGATAGTGGATTTGACTCAACTCAAAGATAAATTATTAGATGAGTCTTTGATACCTGAAGGTGTGAATGAATTCGAATTCGAATTACCTGCAACAAAGAGAAAGTTGACTTTTAAATTACTTACTTCTGGTGATGAAAAGTCAATAGATAAAGAAGTTGCTGGTTATATGAAAGTCGGAGATGGTGTGGGTTATGAATTAACAACAAGACTCAAACATCAGATAATTTCTATAGATGGCGATACCAAAAGAGCTAGTATTAACAATTTCGTAGAAAATGAATTTTTATCAAGAGACTCAATGGCTTTCAGACAGTATTCTAATCAAATAACACCTGATGTCGATATGACATCTACATATACAGATCCTGATGGTGATGAAAAGGAGTTTTTGGTCCCGATGACCGTTCAGTTTCTTTGGCCTTCCGCTCAGTTATAAAACAGAAATTCAAGAACAAATATTCCAAATAGCTTTTAATTCTCAGGGCATGTTATCCTTCACAGAAGTGTATAACATGCCTATTTACCTGCGAAGATTTTACTTCAAAAGATTGCAAAAACATTATAAACAACAATCTGATGAAATCGAAAAAGCAAAACAATCTAATAAATCAACCTATCGTAATTTCAAAAAATAAGAGAATCTGATATTTATTATTGAATCAATCCACACAAAAATCACACGGAGATTATTATGGCTGATAAACAAGGCATGGTATATAAATTCTTTCAGAAATGGAAAGAAAAACGACTCAATAAATTCG